CCAAATCGACGCTAAAATGGCTGCATTTGCAGCAAGCGCAGAAGCAAAAAGCGCAGACGAAATCCGTGCTTTCCAAAAAGAAATGCAATCTCAATTCGATTCTTTGGCTACAAAGTCAAATGTTATCGGTGAGAAAAAAGAGCAAACACTTTCAGAAGGAATCGCAGAAGCATTGAGCGGAATCAATTTCAAAGAAGGAATTGACAACGAAATGACACAAAAATTACGTTCAGATAGAAAGTTTCGTATTGAACTTCCTAACGTAAAAGCAATGGGATTGAACAATTTAGTTGGTGATCCACAAGCAACCTATTCTATTCGTCAAGCGATTTTACCTGCACAAAAAATCAACTTCCGTGACTTAACCCCAACGGTTAACACTGAAACTGGTCTTTATGTGTTCTACAAAGAGCAAGTTGCATCAAACAACATCGCAGTACAATCTGAAGGTTCTACCAAAGCGGAGAACACTTACTCTTTTACTGAAGTTAAAGTGGTTCAAAACTACCTTGCGGGTTACTCAACCTTCACAAAGCAAATGGCGACTTCATTACCTTGGTTGCAATCAACTTTACCAAGAATCTTGATGAGAGATTTCTTTAAGAAAGAAAATGCAAGTTTCTTCACAACCGTTAGTGCTGCCGCTACTGTTACAACAAGCGCAGAATCTGACAACGTTAAGAAAATCATCGATATGATTGCTCAACAAATGGATTTGAACTATAACGTTTCTTATGGTTTAGTTTCAAACGCAATGATGGCATCTTTGCTTAAATCAACTTACACCAATGGTTATTATTCTGGTGCGGGTGGTTTAACTTTGAATGCAAGCGGAACAGGTGTGACAATCTTTGGAGTGCCTATCCTTCCTGCATCTTGGGTTACCAATAACAAAGTATTGTTAATTGATACCGACTATTTAGAGCGTGTACAAGTTAAAGGTCTTGCAATTGAATTAAGTTACGAGAACGGAACAAACTTCGTTCAGAACTTAGTTACTGCAAGAATTGAGTGTCAAGAAGAAATCAACTTAATGTTGGGTGCTTCTGCCGCTTACGGAACACTTGCCTAATCTTGGTGTGGTTTAGTTTATAGTAAGAACCCTACGCTTAATTGCGTGGGGTTTTTTTGTTTATATTTGTGTATGCGAATACTATATAGCGCAAAATACTATTTGCCCGATTACCGCGCGGGCGATAGTGTCAATGCACACACCATTCACAAATATTTAATTAATCGCGGTCACGAAGTTGTAGTAATGCGCGGACGTATGCAAATGCCGTACGAAATAGACGGCGTGCAAGTTGTGCCGCGCGATAACGCTTGGTATGAATGGGCAGATGTAGTTACGACCGCACTAGATTTTACGCAAGTAACGATTGAAGATGTTTCGACGTTGCGTCCGATTATTTTTTATATGCACAACACGTTCTATGAAACGACGTTAAATAGAAACCCGCACGTTTCGATTATATACAACAATCCTTATGTTGAGCGCGAAAGCAATTACATAAACGACGGAATGGTTTTAACACCGCCAGTTGATCCCGAAGATTATGAGGTTGACAATAGTAATGCGGAATATATTACTTTAATTAATTGCAATCGCGGAAAGGGTGTTGAAATGTTTGCTAAAATAGCGGCAGCATTGCCCGATAAAAAGTTCTTGGCAGTATTAGGCGGCTACGGCATTCAATCGCCACCAATAGCGTCAAATGTAACAATATGCGACATTCAAAGCGACATACGCAATGTGTACAAGGTCACAAGATTGCTTTTAATGCCATCATTATACGAATCTTGGGGACGCACGGCAAGTGAGGCGGCGTGTAGCGGAATACCCGTTATTTGTAACGATACCTGGGGGTTGCGTGAGAATTTGGGCGACGATGGTATTTTTTGTAGTAATTTTGAATCGTGGATTGAATCAATAAACAAAATGGACGAGAAAAAAGAATACGACAAAGCAAGCGCAGCAATAAAGAAACGTGCCGTATCGCCTGTTAAGAAATTAGAGGAGTTGGAAAAGTTTATGCAAAAAAAGATTAACGAACACAACAAAAAAAAGGAATATGTATAGTTATGTAATTGACGAAACAATAACCGAAATCGGTTACCCGACGGAACCCGTTACAATCGACGAAGCGAAAGCATACGCGCGTGTTGACGTTACAAGCGCGATTCAAGACACTTTGTTCGGGTATTGGATAAAAGCCGCACGACAAGCAATTGAGCAAATGACGGGCCTTTCTTTAGTGCCTAAAAACGTTGTGGCAGAGATTCAGAATTGGCAAGGCAACATTGAGATTCCTTACGGGCCTGTGACTTCAGCAATTTCGTGGTTGGATTTTAACGGCAACGTTCCAACGGTTATAACCGAAGGGAATCAATTTCCGCGCATACCGATTCCTTGCGGTTACTTGAAAGCAACATACACGGCGGGTTACACGGACAACGTGCCAACGGAATTAAAGATTGCAATATTGAACCAAGTAACTTCTTGGTACGAGAATCGTGGCGACGAAGCGACTTTAAATATGCCAGCAAGTGTCGTTACTATTTGTCAAAAATATTCACGCATCGGATTAATAATGTAACTATGAAAATAGCAAGAAGATTAGGCGAATTGACCGCCGCCGCATTAAAAGATAGATGCACACTAAAAAAGCCTACACTAACAAGTGACGGACGCGGTGGCTACGTTACAACGTACACATCGCAAGAGGTGTGGTGTATGGCTATTCCGCGCGCTAATTCAAGAAGCACGGACCAAGCGCAAATAATATACGACGACATCATAGATTTTTATATTCGTTATGGCGTTGCATTCGATGCGTCTTATGTTGTAGAGTTTAAGGGTGCGGAATACGTCGTGCAAAACGTTAACGACATAAACAATCGATATCAGTATTACAAATTTGAAGGCGTTTCAAAGAAATTATAATGTTAAAAGTTGACCTAATTGGAAGCAAAGAATTAAAAGCGGCTATTGAGAAAGCCGAGAAGAAACTTGTGGAAGGGGTTGATAGGCAGATGACTGATGCAACTTGGCGTATCAATGCAATGCAAAAATCATTAACGCCTGTCGATAAAGGTGCATTAATAGCGGGTAATCAAGTAAAAGTTGACCAACCGTTAACCAAAGTTTTATATAACAATATTGAATACGCACCATATCAAGAATTCGGAACCGGTGGATTTGTATTCTTGGGTGAAACCTGGTTAACACCCGAATTGATGGCAAGCGCAGAAGTATTCAAAGGCACGGGAATGCGCAAGGTCAATATGAAGCCACAACCATTCTTTTTTAGACCATTCTTTGAGGAACAACCGCGTCTAATTAAAGCAATCGAAGAAATTTTAAAATAATAACTATATTTGTATTGTGAAATACTTTTGGAAATACGGCATTCCCGCATACGTTAACGCTTTAAGTGGTAAAATCTATTTTAATGGATCTTACTCAAGTGTTAAAATATACGACGGAATGGTTCCACCAAATGCAACGGGCGACCAAATCTATATTGTATTAGGTGAGCGTTTGAGCAATCAAACAAGCAATAAAACAATGAATCAATTTGACGCGTCTTTGTTGGTGGATATAGTGAGTAAAAGTAACAATTTTGGATTCGCAAGTAGTGAGGACGTAGCGCAGCAAGTTATGCAGATAATTAATTCGAGCGCAAACCCCGACACGATGCCCGGTTTTCAAATTGTCACAACAAGAACAACAACGCATAATCTATCGGGATTGAATCCAATGGACAATGTTTTTAGAACGCTTATTAGATTTGAACATAAAATTCTACAACAATAAAAAAGTAAAAAATGGCACAATTAGAAATTAATGGAACGGACATCCTTGTATTAATTGACCGCACTGGTAGTGGCACTTTTGTGCCAATGGCTTGTTTGAAAACAAACACAATCAGTGCATCGCTTACCGAACTTGATGGATCAAGCAAATGCGGCAACAAATGGATTCCAGGTTCAAAGTTTGAAGACACAATCAGCGGCGAAGGAAACGCGATTGACCAAGACGGCGCAAACACCGTTAACAGTTACACGCAACTTTATGATTTGTTTTCTCAAAAAGTTCAATTCCCAGTTAAGTTTGGTAAAGCATCACCAACAAGCGGCGACGTTGTGTATAGTGGCACTTGTTTTATCACTAAGTTTGAATTGGTTGCACCATTCGACGCGTTGATGACTTTCACTATCACGTTCAGAAATGCAAATCCACCATTCTTACAAACAATGACTTATTAAGATGTTTGAACTAAAACTTAAAAGCGGAATCGTTCCCCTAAAGTGGGGAACTTGGGCGATGCGAAGGGCGTGCGAGTTAGCGGGAACAAAAGAAAACCCGTTGCCGCTCGAAGAATTTTTCGGTTCGTTGCTAGGTTCTGCCTACGATTTTAGAAAGATTGCTATATTCTTGCAAGCAGCGGCGGAATGTGCCGTTCGTGGGCCTGTTGAATACACCGAATTTGATTTCGGCGATTGGGTAGACGAATGCGGCGGAATATTGGCAAAGGATGGGCCGATGATTGATTTTTTTCAATACGTTGTTAATACGACCGTCAACACCGTGACACCCTTACCAGGTGAGCAAAACGTAGAACAAACTATTGACGAAAAAAAAAACAACGTCGACGTCGCAAACTAACGTGGGATGATGTTCTAGTTCAAGCCGTTCAATGTGGAATAAGCATTGACGAATTTTGGAATATGACTTGGCGTGAATGGTCAATCTATTCTATCGCGCATCAAAGAACGGAAACAAACGAATGGGCGCGCACGCGTCGTGTGGCGTATATGGTTTACTTAATGGGTAGCGGTGAAAAAAACAAAATGAATGAGAATAGATTTCACCCTTTGCCAATTGATGAACCCGAATACAAGGGTGAACCATTAACACCCGAGGAAATAAAAAGAAGCATAAATTTATATAGTAAAAAAAATTAAGCCGTGGCAACAGAAACTCTCAAAATAGTCATCACGGCCGACAATAAAGGCGCACTTACATCGTTGCAGCAAACGGCGGCCGAAACTGACAAGTTTAAGATGTCGTTAGGCGACTTAAACACCCGTTTAAGTTTATTAAAAGAACGATTAAATCAAGCAACTGAACCCGCACGAATTACCAGATTAGGTAATGAGATAAAAAGCGTAACGGCGCAAATAGAAGCGCAAAAATCTGCTTATGTAACATTAGGCGCAGAAAGTGTCGCAGCCGCAGAAAAGGCAGGCAATGCTTTTAGTGAAGGTTATAGTGTAATAAGAAAAATAGCATATATAGTTCCAGGCATAGGAATCGCGGGAATATTTAATCTTGGCTTTGAGGCTATAATGAAAGCGGCCGATGCGCTTGGGATTTTTACTACAAAAGTAAGTGAAGGAGAAAAAAAATTAAATGATTATAATGAAGTAAATAAAAACGCAAATAAAAACGCGGGTGAAGAAATTACTACATTAAAATCATTATATAATGCAGCGACAAATGTGAATTTGTCAATGGATGAGCGTAATAAAGCCGCTAAAGAATTACAAGATTTATTTCCTAAAACTTATGGCAATTTATCGCTTGAGGTTATTAAAACAGGTCAAGCAAAAGAAGCAACCGACGCGTTAACAAAATCTATTATTGAACAAGCAAGAGCAAAGGCAGCACTTGCAAAGATTTCAGAACTTGAAGCGCAAAAGTTAGACATTGAAGACCAAAAAAGAAAAGTAGATAATGCTACTTATAATGAATCTTTAAGAGTAAAAAAGCCTATTGTTGAAACGGCAATGGGTGGTGATTTAAGCGGCGGCGGTGATGCGGGTCGAGTTATTTCAGTAGAAGAACAAAAAATAACTATTGCAAATAGAAGGGCAAAAGCATTTAGTGAATTAGATATTCAATATAAATTATTAACCGATAGACAAAATGAGTTAACAAAAGCAGTAGGGCAAGGAAATATTGTTGACGAAATTGGAATTGAAAATACTAGCACAAAAACTGAAAAACTTTCAAAGAACGAACAAATTTTAAAAAGTTTTAAAGAATCTTTAGAAGGTTTAAATAATCAACTTGCCGTTGGTTTTATTAGTAAAGATTTATTTGATGTAGATAAATTAAAAATATATAATACTGCGCTTGAAGCATTAAGCAAAAACGGAGAAAAAAGTGCAGAATCTTTTAAAAAATTATCAGAAGAACAAAAGATTTTATTTAGCGAAGCATTTGCTGCTAAAATGAAATTACAAAGCGCAAAAGAAGAAGATATTACTGCGCCATTTGAAAAAGCAGCAACAACGGCAAAACCAAGATTTATAAATGGAGTTCCGCAAAGTTTAGAAGATATACAAGCGCAACAAGATAAAATAAATTTAGCACATCAAGAAAAAGTTGGTAAAGCATCAGAAGCCGATAGAATCAATGCAATTAATGACGCTTTAAAAGAAACAAAAGGTTTAATGACCGTTGTTAATCCAGCAATAGACACTTTATTTACGGCTTTAGAAAAAGGAACTAACATAGGTGAAGCACTTGGTGATATGTTCAAAAAACTTGCTGAAGACATAGCAAAAGCAGCATTAAAAGCATTGATATTTCAAGTTATATTAAACGCGGTTAGCGGTGGCACTGCGGGCGGAATAGGTAAAGCGGGTGAATTTTTAGGAAGTATATTAGGTGGCGGTCACGCAAAAGGCGGTGTCGTAACAGGCCCACAAGGCGGACACATCGAATTACTACACGGAACGGAAGCAATTTTAACACCCGCGCAAATGAGCGGTCTTGTTCGTAATTCAATGAATGCGGGTGCGGTCACATCAATGGGTAACAATTCACAACAACAAAGTTCACAACAAGGTGAGTTCACACTTCGCGGAAATGATTTAGTTTTGGCATTACAACGTTCTAACGTCGCACTAAACTTAAGGAGAGGTAATTAATGGCATACGCGGTAAAATATCGAATCACATACGCAACACTAGCCGACGTTATTGTTAAGTTAGAGATGCTTGAAGATAGTTACATTGGCGACGTTATAGAGTACAAAGGAACGGCTTTACAACTACAATACATACCAACATCAGATGATCCGTTTGAGGTTGTCTACGCGTCGCAATTACAAGTAGGAATCGACGTGACGACTGACTTAAACAATATGCCCGATTTTGTTACGCTTAATGATAGAAAATATTTATGTAATTTGTATCAAGGCACAACACTTGAATGGGTAGGTTGGGCGTTGTCTGATTATGTCAACTTTGCGTTCACTACTGGTATCAAAGAATTAACATTTAATGCCGTTGATGGGTTGGGATTAATTAAAGACATAGCGTTCCCCGAAGCGGCAACAACAAACATAAATTCATATAAAACTTTTTTATATTTAATTTGTCAGTCTTTATCGACTATTGCATACGAAACACCGCTTAACGTGTTTACTTCTATTAGTATGTATGCAAGTAACAACATTGCAATGTCTACACGCGCCACAGTAGGCAGCGCAGAACCATTGAACCAAACATACACGGCGTTAACTAATATTTTAACAAGCGGCGTTTATAATAATTGTTTGGATGTTTTGCGTGGTGTTTTGTCAACTTTTGGATGTCGTATATTTCAATCTCGCGCAAAGTGGAATGTCGTTCAAATGAATCAAGCGGCCGATACAAATCAATATTACACCGAATACAACGCGGCGGGAACAAGCGTAATAAGTTACGGAAATATAAATTTTGATAAAAATATTGGCAGCGATTTAATATGGTGCGATAACACTCAATTAAAAATACTTAAAAAAGGATTTAACAACTTACGCAATTTTAATTCTATTCAGTTTTATGACAATTATGTCAATAACGGAAATATGAAGAACAATGATGGCGCAACCGAAGCAAATGGGTGGGATAAAATAGTTTCTTCGGGAAGTCTTGTGATTAACACAACGACTTATCCTGGCTATGTTGTTTGGCAAATGTCAATCGGCTCAACGGGTAGTATTTTTTTAACTAACGTAACAATGCCAAATATTGCGCAAAACGATAGACTTAAATTTGGATTAACATTTTATCAAATAACGGTAACAACGGGAACAAATTGTTTTATTGTAATGAAGATTACAACGGCAAGCGGTGCGGTTTATTATTTAGACAACGGCAATAATTGGATACCATTTATAAACGACGCATCAAGTAGTTATTATGGAGTTACAGGACAATCAACGGCGGGAACAAACTTAACTTCGGTATTCACACACACAACAACCGCCGCGCCAGTAACGGGACGTTTAACGTATGGTATTAAAATTAATTCGGCAACGGACAAGACGATGGCAATAAGCGATTTTAATGCAACGTTTGAATCGCCTTTTAAATCGGTTAAAATAGTAAGTGAAATAAACGCAACAAATCAATACTCTAAAACCGTTGACCTTCAATATGGATTCAGTTCTAATTTTGACGGATACTTTGCATTTAATGGTTTATTAAATGATTCTTACGGAAATCCGTGGTTGAATTGGTTTATGTATGAAAGACCTTTACAAATATTTCGTTCTTTAGCCGAGTTAATGATAAAAAATAATGTTAATATGTATCGTAAGAACATTATTAATATGCAAGGCAACATTATTGGTATGGGTTCGGGTGCGTCACGTTTTTCGGGTAACAATGTTATGACGGCAAGCGATACCGATCCCGTGCAAATAAGCGTAACAGGTAAAAAATATATGCTTGGCAATACAACGATTGATTTTAAAATGAATGAAATAAGCGCAACATTATTAGAAATTACAAATATTAATCAAGCGGCAACAATAGTAGTGACTTACGACAATGCACAACCCGCAACACCTTCATACATTAGAACGTTCAGAGTGCAAAACGGAAGCACAACGCAAAGCATTACAATCACAAACATTTATATTGATGGAATATTGGTATTGGGTTCAAGTGGATTACTTTCACCAGGTCAAATTCACACTTGGTCGCCCGCTATTAATGTCACAGGTGATACAAATTCGTTGCTTGAGTATGATTATACAGGTTACATACCAACATCAACAACTAGCGTTTTCATAAATCCAAACACTATTTATGCTGATTCTTTAGGCAGTCCCATTACTTTTAGCAACATAAACTTAACGGGCGGAACAGGCTCATTTATTGATTTAGACTTAAAAGATATATAAAATGAATCCAGTATTAGGCTCAAATATGGTTCTTTACTATCACGACACCGTGACTAATACCGACATTCCGTTTGCGTGTTCGACATCGTGCGCGTTTGATGTGCAAGTTGACCAAAAAGAAATCACGTCGCAAACATCGGCTTGGTACCGAGAATACAAACCAAACATTGCCGCTTGGCAGATTTCGTGCGACGGTCTTGTGATATTAGACAATTATAATTATTTATACTTGTTGCAGATGCAACAAAATAGAACAACTATTTTAATAAAGTTTGTTATTGATAACGGAACGGCGGGCGGTCTTGTGATTATTAACGGCAACGTCAATCTTGCATCGCTTACGCTTAACGGGCCTTACGACGCACTAGGTACTTATTCTTGTAAGTTACAAGGCACGGGCGCGTATTCGACAACAGGTACGCAGATAACACCAGGCGGCATCGTTATCGGCGGCACAACGGTCTACGTTTTACAATGGACGGCATCGGGCGACGAAACATCGCACACGTTCACGACGGCAATAGGTGCGACAATGATTTACGGTTCACGCGGTGGAACTACGTTTGCACCTTTAGTATATAGCGGTGCGCCGCCATCACCGAATGGTTGCACGTGGTCGGTGTCAACGGGTACGTTGTCAGTTCCCGCAGATGTGCCGTTTGTGAATGGTGAAAATGTTATAATTTTAGTTGAATAAAAGAAAAAATATGAAATATTTATTAGGTTTAATATTGTTGATTAGTGTAAGCGCAACGGCGCAGTATTCCCCAACGGCGGCAAAAACACGATTCGTTAATGGCATAGGATTGGGAACAAAAGACACGGCTACAATGAATGCAGCCGACACGGTGGCGATGATAGTCGGGCGCGATTCGTTAGTGTATTTTCGTTACAAAGGTTATTGGAAACCGCTCGCGTACAATAGTTCGTTAACTGGTTATGTTCCCTACACAGGCGCAACAAGTTCGGTTAATTTAGGCTCATATAATTTGACGGCTACCAAGATAGCGATAGGTGGCTCAATTAGTGCCGTCGCATTAGACGTGCATAGAGCGGGTTCTATCGTTGCACGAATAGAAAACACAAACGCATCGCAAGACGCGTTATTTGCCTATGCGCAAAGCGCACAAAACGTATGGTTCACGGGTATTGACTACTCATCGGGTGCAAACAACTTTGGGTTTTACTACACACCCGACGGAACAACTGTATTAAGAAAAGCATATTTTTCTAACGCTGGCGATTTGACGGCTAATTCATTTATAAAATCGGGCGGCACATCGTCGCAATTCTTGAAGGCGGATGGCTCGGTTACTACAACAATCCCGTCGGGTTCAATAGACACAGGACGCTCGGTAACGGCTATTGCTACGGGCGGCTCATTAAATAAAGTTAGGGATTCGTTACAAGCAAATATTGGTTTAAAATTAAATATTAGCGACACTGCAACGATGTTGTCTTCATATTATAACAAGACGGCAACCGATTCAAGATTAGCATTGAAAATAAATTACACGGATACGGCAACTATGTTAAGTGGATATAAAACATATTACCCACGCGCGGCGTTAAGCGCGGGAACGGGTATAACTTATAATGCAAGTACAGGCGTAATTACAAATAGTTCACCATCAACGGGCGGAACGGTTACAAGCGTAGCGACAAACACAGGTTCGGGTATTACAGGCGGAACGATTACAACATCGGGAACGATTGCGGCAGATACATCGGTGTTAGCAACAAGATTAAGAGTGCAAAAAGGCATTGATTCGTTGGGCGCAAAAAGTTCTGCGACTTATGTTCCTTACACGGGTGCAACAACGGATGTTAATTTAGGAACGCATAACATAACGGCAGCATTAATACGAGCAGACCAAGGGTTACAATTAAAACAAAATACAGGTGCTACTTCAACAGGCTACACGGGAATAAATACATACACATTTGGAACAAGTGAAACAATAGGATTTAATTTTAGTGGAGGTAGTCAATCTGCTTTATTATTTAATAATACAAGCAACTATCAATATACATTCCCAACGATTTCGGGTACTATCGCATTAACGTCTGATTTAACGGGATACGTTACATCCGTTACAGGAACATCACCAATAGTTTCAAGCGGTGGCACTACTCCTGCTATTTCTATTCCTGTGGCTACTACATCGGTAAGTGGTTATTTGTCGTCAACTGATTGGAATACGTTTAATAATAAACAAAGTGCATTAACAAACCCCATTACAGGAACAGGCACAACTAACTACCTACCTAAGTTTACAGGTACAAGTACAATAGGGAATAGTTCTTTAGTAGATAATGGTAGTTCAATAGTATATACAAATTCTTCAAATCCTGTTATAAAAGTAACAGATGGAACTTATAGTTCTTATATTGGAACAGTAGGAACGGCAGGTGCTTATAATAGTGGTTCACAAATAGGGGATTTAATATTAAGGGCATATAATGGTGTTGATATTGGAGTGTCGCAAGGAACAACTGCTTTACATATCACTAGCGGTGGTAATGTAGGTATAGGTACTGCATCTCCTTCAATAAAATTAAGTGTAAATACAAACGCAGCAGGGGCAATAGCAAACTTTACTGATGGAGTAGCACAAACTTTAAGAATTACAACAGGTACAGGATTTGCAGCTATTGATAATCCAAGTGGAGGTGCATTAGCGTTTCAAATTGCAAGTTCAGAAAAAATGCGTCTTGACGCTTCAGGCAATTTAGGATTAGGAGTTACACCGAGTGCGTGGGCGAGTGGACTTTCAGTTTTTCAAGGTTCAAGTTCTTTAAGTGTAGGTAATTCAGGTAATGGTGGAATGAACGTATTAGCTAATGCTTACTATGGAAGTAATTGGACTTATGTATCAACTGCTGCATCAAGTTGGTATCAACAAATTAATGGTCAACACGCTTGGCATATCGCTCCTTCAGGAACGGCAGGTAACGCTATATCCTTTACCCAAGCAATGACGTTATTTAGTGATGGTAATTTGCTTTTAACAAATAGTACAGTTACTAACGCAGGTTACAAACTAGATGTTAATGGTACAGGAAGGTTTGCAGGAAGAATAACTTCTAATGGTACAATTGTATCTAATAATACAAATGGAGAATCAGGTTTTCAATATACTGATAGAGCAACAAGTGTTGTTTGGCTAGATTATGCACAATCAGGTAATAGGTATTTTTATAATACAGCAGTAGGTAATGTAATTTATTTTAGCCAATCAGGAGCAGCTACATTCTCTAGTAATGTAACTGCAGGACAAGGATATTTTACTCATACTGATACTCCTGTAAAACTTAATAATTCAGGCGGTACAATTACTCAAGTTGATTTCCTTAACAATGGAACACAAAAAGCAGCTATTTGGTGGAACAATTCTACTAATACACTTAATTTATATACAGGTATAACTGCCTTATCAATAGCATCCACAGGAGCAGCTACATTCTCTTCCCTTGCAGGCACAGGCTCACGCATAGTCGTTGCAGATGCAAGCGGAACATTAAGCGCAACAACAACGGCGGCAACGAGCGGAACATACACACCAACAATTACGTTAGTAAGTAACGCGGCATCATCAACGGCTCGTGTGTGTCAATATATGCGTGTTGGTTCAGTAGTGACCGTGAGCGGTTATGTGACCGTAACGGCAACAACACCGGGAGCAAGTTCTAGGATTTATATGTCTTTGCCAATTTCGTCTTCATTCACATCAACGGCACAAGCGGGCGGCGCGGGTGGTGCACCAGGCGGGTTAGACATCGGAACGGTCATCTTTGCGAATAGCACATCAACAACCGTGTCGATGGATTTTACACCTACAACGGGCGCGACTGATTATTGGTTCACATATACTTATCAAATTTTATAATATCTTTACAAAATGAAAAAACTACTAACAACCACCGCACTATTTATCGCTTGTCTTTCACAAGCGCAACAAAAACAAGATACGACCATCGCAATGACGGTCAATATTAATGAGTTTAGAGCAATTTTGTACACTATTGACGCAAACATTGATAGTAAAAAAGTGAGCAAAGAACTATTGGAATTCATACAAAAAAATAGTAAAATAGTAGCAGACAAACCAAAACAATTGAAATAATGAAATACCTTTTATTTTTATTACTACCATTCGCAGCAAGTGCGCAACAAGATACAACGGTCGTAAATGGCGACACTGTTTTTTACACACGCAACGCGATAGTAATTAATCCAGTGATTGTTAATGCAAAGGGCGACACGGCTTATTCATTAACTTGGATAGCATTAAATTTAAGTCAATCGGGCGGAAGTTGTAACACTTACGTTGTTTTGCACAATAAAACAAATGGACAAATCGCAGAATTTAACCAACAAATACCTGCCGAAGTGGTTGCAGTTTGGGGAGTATCTAACGCACCTATTGACGACTATATTTTATTTATGAACAAGCGTTTCGTGAGATACGCACCAACTAAAACAAAATGAACATCGACGAATTAGTTAAGAATTTCTTTGAGATACGCGACCAAACGCATTTGTGGCATTTACAAACTACATCGTTCGCAGAACATAAAGCGTTGGGCGGATTCTACGACTTGTGGCTCGATGCTGCCGATACGTTTATCGAAACTTATAGCGGAAAATACGCGCGTCCTGTCGGTGGTTTTACTGCCAGTGTTGTTCCGTATAGCGAGGGCGCACCTTTACCATACATCAAGCGCGTATCATCGTTTATGACTAGCGAGTCAGTTCGTAGCATAGCACCCGACACCGACCTTCAAAACATTTTAGACGAATTAACGGCTATCGCAAACCGAACCGCGTACCTTTTAACATTGAAATAATGGAAGCAACTATTAAAAAAGAAGGCATTTCGCTTGTTGAATTATTAAGCGCGGCGGGTATTATAATTATCGCCGTTCTAGGTTTTTGGAAAAACACCGACGTACGATTATCGCGTTTAGAACTAATTACCGAGCAACAAAACAAAGACCGCGAAGTTATCAACGCAAAACTTGACAAGTTGCAAGAGAGTGTAAATACAATTAATTTATCATTAATCAATAAACAAGATAGAAAATGAAGTCCTACAAAACAACAATCATCGGCGCAATATTAGCAGCCGTTATCGCAATTCAACCATTAATTGAAACAGGCGTAATCGATTACAAGAAAGTTGGCCTTGCGGCTATCATCGCGTTGTTCGGTTATTTAAGTAAAGATTCAGACGTAACAGGAACAAAATAATGAGATGGCTATTAGTCATATTATTATTTAGTTGCAACGAAGCGCGACGAGTTCAACGGGCAGAACAAATGGTCATCACACAACCGCAATCGTTCAGCAAAGTTGGCTTATTATGGTCGACTTTGCACCCGTGCGCGAATGATTCGGTGCGTATATTCATACCAGGCGTTGACATCGAACATCACGACACTACACACATAACGCATTACGATTCAATTTATAACTGGTCTTACGATACTTTGCGCATTACAAAAACGATTAAACACATCGACACGATTCACGTTGTTGTTGTTGATAGACGGCAAGTAACTTTGCTTGAAGATTCTATTAATCGGTTAAACGCAATTAAAGCCTATTCTAGCGGTACTTATGACGAGTTAAATAAAACACTTGCAAACGAAAAGAAAAAGGCTAGAATGTACTTGATTTCGCTTGTAGTGTTGATTATGTCGTTTATTCTAGGTGTTGCAATTAAATTAAAGAAATGGTAGAAAATTGGAAAGATATATTAGGATATGAAAATCTTTATCAAGTATCTAATTTAGGCAGAGTAAAAAGTTTAAAATATAATAAAGAAAGAATTTTAACTTTATTATCTAGCAAAACTGTTCATAAACACGTTTATTTATATCATAAAATGGATGCAAAAAAGTTTCGTGTTCATAGATTAGTTTATTCTGCATTTATTGGAGAAATAGGCGACTTATATATTGACCATATTAATGGAAACGCATCTGATAATAATTTAAATAATTTAAGAAAATGCACACCAAGAGAAAATTCAACCTTTGATAATGTTAAACGAACAAAATCATCAATGTATGTTGGTGTTAGTTGGGATAAAACAAGAGGTAAATGGTATGCAAAATTAAATATAAAAGAAAAACAAATTCCATTAGGAAGATTTATTAATGAAATTGATGCACATAATGCATATCAAAATGCAATAAAAGAACTAATATGATTAGTCAAAAGTCAATCGATTTAATTATTGAATCCGAAGGATGCGATTTATCACCAAATTGGCCTGGTGGGGCATCAGGAGTTACTTATGGATATGGATTTGATTTAGGCTACAATTCAGAGGACCAAATCAAGCGCGATTGGGGCGCGCACGTTAACGGAAACGTTTTGGCGTTTATGGTTTCCTGTGCGGGCGTTAAGGGCGAAACGGCAAAGAAACGCATCACAACACAAACACGGGTTCTTCGCATCACTTCAGACGCAGCGCGCGAAGTATTTGAGAATAGAACACTACCAAGATTTATCAAATTAGCACAGGACACTTACCCAGGATTCGACGAATTGAACGAGGACACACGCGGTGCGATTGTGTCATTAGTATTTAATCGTGGATCATCCTTTGGAGTGGAAGGTCAACCATCTTGGGATTCACGACGTGAAATGCGTGAACTTGCCCCGCTTGTGTTGGCAAAAGATTACGAAGGGATAGCGGCAACGATTAAGGCAATGGGCCGCCTGTGGGTTGGCAAGGGTCTTGATGGGTTGATTGCTCGTCGTCACGCCGAAGCTGCGCTTTGTATCGCTTAAAACTTTAAAATGGGCGCCAACAAGAAATTTTATCCAAAAGTTACAATGGCGCGTACTTATCGCGACACACACGGAATGGAAATGCCGACATTAAAATTGGCGCGTATATTATACGTCGAAAATAATTTGTTATTTAAAAGCGTTGAGGATGCTCGAAGTACGTTAAGACAAATAGAGGGTAAAAGAAATACATTTTATAACGTTACACACCCACATCCGCCAAGAGTAAAAAATCCATATAATTTACCGGCAAGCGACGAAACCGAATACGAGCCTTTTGAAATTAAGGGTCATAAAAGAATAGCTATATTTTCAGACATACACGTTCCATATCATTCTATTGATACCATCACGGCGGCACTTGACTTTTGCAAGAAAGAGAAACCCGACGCGCTATTATTGAATGGCGACACAATTGATTGTCATCGTTTATCCAGGTTTATCAAAGACCCAAAAAAAAGAAATTTTGCGCTAGAATTAGACACATTTCGCGCATTGTTTGATGTGTTTGAGAAAGAATTAAATTGCAAAATATATTTTAAGATAGGTAATCACGAAGAACGTTACGAGCATTTTTTACAAGAAAAAGCGGGTGAACTTATCGGAGTGCAAGAATTTGACTTTAATAATATTATCAAAGCGCGCGCAAAAGGCATTGAAATAATAGGCGACAAACGACCTATGAAATTCGGCAATCTTTGGGGTATTCACGGACACGAATACATTGGCGGCATCACTGCGCCTGTGAACCCAGCGCGTGGATTGTTTTTAAAATCAAAAGTTTCGTGTTTTCAAGGACACAACCACCAATCGTCAGAACACACCGAGCCGACGTTATCGGGCAAGATGGTTACAACCTGGTCATTGGGTTGTATGAGTGAATTGCATCCCGCTTATATGCCGTTAAATCGTTGGAATCACGGGTTTGCAATGATTGACGTTGATGGTGATGACTTTGAATTTAGAAATAAACGTATTTATAAGGGTAAAATAGTGTAAAATGATACCACCAAAAAAGTTTTATAAACTTTCAAAAGACGAACAAATTATATTTGCGATTCGCGAAATGAATAACGCGTTTAATGTATATGAGCAATGGAAAAAAGTAGCGCAAGAAGCCAGGCAATACAAGATATTTGAACCGCAAGAAATAGACAGGCCCGATTTAGCAACACTAAAAACTTGAGAATGGAAGACGAACTTCCCGAAGGTTTTGAATATATAGACGCAACGTCTTGCGCCGATTATATTTCTGCGGCCCATTATGCTATGTCGGCGATTGACGGCATAGACGAGGGAATGCTTGAGCGCAAAGAGAAATCAAAAATTAAACTAATACGTTCACGTTCAATCGCAATCATTTATTCGTGCATTCTTGAGTTGTATGACGAGCGTTTTCCACCGCTTGATGAAACAACGTAGTTAAGTCATTTAACAATTTTTCCCGTCTAATTTGCGCACGTTGTTCGTCAAACACACATTTTGTTATGCGCGGCATCGCTTCAGCAACGTAAATCTTCAAAATTTGTTCAATTTCCATAATATTTGCAATTATGTTGCAAAAATAAATTAAAATAAATGACTTTTGTTACAATTTATTGTCGTAGATTTGACAAGCAAAGCGATTCACGCCTAGCATTAAAAACAAAAAAAATGACAAAGCAACAAGAACTTTTAAGTATGACACATCAAGAATTGATGAATGCTACACAAGAAATTAAAAATTTAAGAAATGACGCATATCATTTAGACTTTTCTAATAAAGTTGAATTAGGCGTTAAATTAGGTTTTAAACATATACAAATTGGAGATTGTGGTTGTATTAAAGTTAGAAAAAATGAAAATGGCATTTTTTATGCAACAAGAAATGGTAGAGGAATGGGTAAAGATAAAAATCAATATGTTAATTTAAAAGAATGTATTGACCATTTAAAAAATTATGGATGGGGCAACAATGTAACATATAAATAAACCAAACCAACAGGGGCGCGGCTGCAACGCGCTTTATTATGCAACAAGAACCTAAACACATCTACACAACAAAAGACAACATTATTGTCGCAATTATCACTATTATCGCACTTGCTTTAATGTTTGTACGATGATTAATCACGGACGACCTGGGAAAGAAGCAAAAGGATTTGTTGAACTTTACAGGGACGGCAAATTTCAGAAACTAAAGTATTTCAGCAACAAGTACCAACGTAGAATCATTATGGACGCGATGACAAAAGAAGTAAAAAACTTATTTGGCGATTTTGCCCTACACATTAAATTAGAAGACTAATGACTTACATATTGCTTGCCGCTTATGTTATAGGTCTTTATTTAGCATTTAAAAACGCAAAAGACAAATGAAACTATTATTATTTATTGCCTATATGATTGCAATCATATTGTTTGTAACAAAATTATACGGCGAAGACATTGAAGAAGAATATTAATGCACAATAACATAAATTATGTTAGCGTGCAGTTTGTCAATCTATAACCTTACTTTTTATTTAAATTTGTCAGTTAAACTCATTACAATGATAGCAGAATTACATTTTAATCTGGATGATGCAGAGGATTCAATGGCACATACAAGATGCATAAAGGCAACTGATATGGCTTTAGTGTTATGGGAGTTAGTGCATAATAGTAAGAAAACATTGGAATGGGCAATGGAATCTGATAGCATTAATAGATATGATGCATTAGATATGGTTTATAAAAGAATTGGAGAGTTATTAGAGGAGCATAATGTTAATATAGATAAATTAATCAACTAGGGGACAAATTGTCCCCCAAAATTTATATCTACTACTAAAAACGTAGTTAATCGCAAATTATCCACTGTTTCTTAAAATTGTTAAAAATAACAATTAAGTATTTATACAAGATAACACACTAATTCAAGCATAAATCTTATATAATTATTTAAAAAACGTAGTAATACTAAACAAAAATGAATAAATTTCAATTATTTAAACTATTAAAAGCCGCGCGATTTTTCCCGAAGTACGCGCCAGGTGTTACCCAATTTTATCATAAAATGAATGAATGGGACGGGCGCAAGACTATCGAGTTTAGCGACGATGACAACAGGCAAATCAAAGAGGGTGTAAACAAATTAATTGACGATTTAAAACGATTCAAATGACCGAAGCACAAAAAAAGTATGTAGACGACAACCACAACAAAGAAGCCGTCACGGTGATGGCACGCGCTTTATGTATCACTTTAACACCAGTTCACGCGTATATGTTGCAAAAAGGCTACAAAGCCGTAAGATTTAACGTGTATCGTAAAGACAGGACAAAGGTGAAAGAAGGCTATTTCGACGTTGATTCGATAGATTTCTTTTAAATAAATAATTTTGTTATAATAAATAATAGTATATTTACAACGCAAAGCGATTCACGCTGCGCTTTAAAACTTAAAAAAATGGCATACATCCACTGGCTTCGGGAAAATTACCCAAACGACCCGCTCACTACCGAGCAAGAAAACATTGAACTAGAAAACGGCTTTGAAGATTCTGAAACGGCGCGTCGCTTGTCAGAAGATTGGGCAATTCTTTCACTTTATGAAATGGGCGAATAATGAGAAAGCAACACGCACGTTTAGACGCAATAATGCGTATGATTGCAAAGTGTGATAGTCGTTTAGTCTATATGTCTAAACACAAACACTACGACGACTTAATCGGTCGCACATCACGCATCCGCAATCGATTGTATTTGTCTTACACTAATCAATTAACCAAAATGTTTCAAGATGTACTATGGACGCGACCAGGACAGGCCAACGATTAACCCCGATACTATTAAGTACGCGTTAATTTTAATTGCATTGATTTATATTTTTTTCTTACCATAAACTAAACCAAAATGGAAATTCAAAAAATCAACACCGCCGATATAATGTC